ACCCTCATTATAATCACAAGAGAACACAGAAGAATAAGCATGACACAAGTGATGTGATGCTATCTCTACCTTTGCTTTTGGAAAATATCTTTTAACTTTCTTCTCAAGAGTTTTATTAACATAGTTCTTATAGAACTGTTGATTAGCCATTGATGGAACAATCACTAAATCAATATCATTCTTATCTAAGTTTGCAGCAGACAAACAATACTCTATTGACTTTCTAGGAAAGTTGCCATCATATTTTATCTTACTCAATCTCTCCTCACTGATACTCACACAGTGTTCTCCATCTTTGATAAGAGTTACACTCGCACCATGTGTCCAAGATTCTTCTGACTGCTTTAATAACTTAGGATTGTCAGAAAGTACAACATTCCAACCAATCGCACCATAAAGTCCAATTACATTCATGATTTTTTATCAACTGCCTCCACAATTTTATCAAAGTCAAATATATCATCGTCCTCATCTACATAAGGATATTCTGCCTCAACACCAGTAAAATCAAAGTCAAACAATACACTATTCGGTAACTTACATTTAGCAGGTTTCTTGGCCTTGATATTTGTATGCATATCCCATCCAAATACTTCTGGACTTGTACCATTCCACAATACTACTGATGGCATCTTCAATGCTGCAGCAGCATGTTGCATACAACTATCAATAAGTATTCTCTTCTCACTTTGCAAAAGAACACTCACAAGTTCCATGTTACTCATGGGATCTTTTATAACTTCTACATCATCCAACACTTCACATGCTGGTCTAGTTACCTGAAAGATATGATAATCGTCTGAATAATGATCTACTAATTTCTGTGCCAGTACCACAGGCATATCTCTTGCCCACAGATATGGTCTTTGTTCTTGGTACATTCCACCATTAGTCTGAATAACCATGATGGGTTTACCATTTGCTCTACCAGGCCAGAACTCTTTAGCACCCTTCCTTTGTAAAGGATTAAATTTTATTTGTGGTAGTTCACCATTGTAGTTAAGATTATACATCTTACTCCAAGTCTGAACCAAAGGTAATGTTTTATTTACATGATCCGTAGTAAAATATGGTTCATTAGCAAAGACTAATGAATCCATGTTCTCTACATAAGTTTGATAATAATAACTCGTATTCCCCATTTGATAGACTCTATCCACAAATGGGAGGTTCTGAAATATTTCAGACCACACGGCAGTAACAATCAACTCCCTACCAGGAAAGTTGTTCTTAATGCATTTTGCTACTGCTGTCGCCGCAATGTGCTTTCCAAACCCACCTTGTACATGGAACAAAGAATATTTTTTTTGAGACATAATGAAGAATTACGATTTAATTTAGAAAGGAAGTGGTTCGTTTACTTCAGCAGGTGCTGGAGGATTCTTAACTGATTCTATCCATGCTGCCTGATTAATCTCAGAATTAGAACGAGAAAGTCCATCCGCAACAGGTGTCCATGCAAGAATAGCTGCTTGTGTAAGACTTGCATAAGCAACAAATCCTGATGCACCAGTTCCACCAGAAGTTTCTACTGGAAAGTTTTCAGATGATTGTATTGTAAGATTTGAAGGATCTGAATCATCAACTGATTTTGTAGTTACTTCTACTTCTGATACAATTTTATCAGCATTATTAAGGATAGTCAATCCAGTGACAGTTTTTGTGACGGTAATAGCCATTTTTTATTTAAACCTTTGTGTAGTATTTATTATGAAAAAAGATTATAAGTATTGGTCTTTGTCTCAAATGGTTTCACATTAAATGTAGAAGGTGAAGGATGTGAAGCCTGTTCATTCCAAAACTCAAGTATTTTTTTATTATCATTATATAGTTTGATAATAGACTCAGGAAGAACTTCTGATGGATCTGGTGAAGTCTTCTCTAATTTAGAATGAACCTCATGCATATCAGATAAACCATAAGTCGTCAAGTCATCTTCTCTATGCTCATTAGATAGATTATCAAATGTATGCTCAAATGGTTCTTCACCCAAGAACTCATAGATATTATTTAATTGACCCTGTGGATCAGTAACCAAATCATTATAATCCACATAATGGAATTTGTCACTATGACCTTGATCCACACCGATCTTAGTGGCATTTAATGACTCATAGACAATACCACCCTGAGCAGTAAGAAGATACTGACATCTAGTTTCATCACTAATAGGAATATTAGCCTTTACTAATTGCTCATCAACAAAATTAATTCTTGGTTGTCCTTCTACAAAAGTATTACGATGAACCATAGTAAGAAGTGATGTGAGTATCTCATCCACTCTTCTTACAGGAACTATAATCTTTGCTTCTTGTCCGACATATCCCTCAATGAAAGAAACTCTTGCACACCATGCACGGTTCTTATCAAAGATAACTTCCTGTTCTACATCACTATACCAATGTCTTATAACAGAACCAACTATCTCATTGACTTGATTTGGTTTTGGATACCCAGTATAAAGTTCATTACCCTGAAAGTTATCATGAAGAGAAAACATCGCACCAAGCACAGGACTTGATGGGCCTGAATAAAACCTTGGGTTCTGATTTAATAATGTAGACAGAAGAGTACTTCCAGCTCGGGGAAGTCCTGCCATGAAATAAAATGTCTTATCCATTCATATCAAACGTGTATTTTTATTATAAGTTAAATGTTCACAAAAGTCAACCAGATTCTAATGCTGCGACTTTTGCTTCCAATACTTCTATTTTATCTACAGCTTCTTGTAATGCCTTGGTAAGAACTGATACCACAGCATCAAGTTTTAATGACTGTAATTGAGTTGCACTATCTTTAGTTCCATTAACAGCAGATGGAATCACAGTTGCAAGTTCATGTGCAAGGAATCCTTGTCTAGTAACTCCGTCTGCCTTTCCTAATTGTGTATCACCCAAACAGAAATCTTTATATTGATAATCAACTGGATTTAATGATTTAACTTTACTAAGAGCACATGCTGTCTGAGTTGATACACATTGTTTGATTCTATAATCGGATGTTAAGGTTACTTGACCGACATTTGTGGTGTCAACCCATGCATCTAACTGAGTACTAGTCCAGTTGAAGTTCATTACATTACCAACGTTGGTGCCAGATGATCCACAATGGCCTCTAAACCCTGCACCTAGTAGAACACTAAAATTATCGTAACCCTGTATCCACACATCAGTACCAGAACCAATTTTCAATTGTTTATTATCAGTAGCAGAATCTAATTCTACATCATAACCAATAGCAATGTTACAATCTCCACTTGTGTTTGTATTACCTGCTTGATGGCCAAGGAATGTATTACCGTTACCAGATGTGATTGCTCCACCAGAATATCTACCAACCGCAACATTCTGTTCAGCAGTAGTTCCAGCGTCCCAACCCAGTGCAAACATTCCAATAGCAACGTTATCACTACCCGTTAGACACCTACCTGCATACGCTCCTAAGAAAACACTATATCCATTTGTAGCTAGAGCTTTACCAGCATTATAACCAATAATAACACTACAAGCACCAGAACTTATACTACAACCAGCGAAGGAACCCATCAATATGTTTGCATTAGCACTTGTCAGGCTGTGTCCTGCAAAAGCACCACCCATTGCAACGTTATTAAAACCAGTAATTTCTGCACCCTTAGCTGTATTTGATCCTATGAAGACGTTATTAATACCGCTAGTCATAAGTTTTCCAGCAAAAGGTCCAATAGTAACGTTGCAATTACCACTAGTAATGGAACATCCAGATTCTGTACCCAAGACAACATTACATCCACCAGTGGTAACACCATTCTTAAGTGCACCATCACCAAGTATTACGTTTGATCCACCAGTGGTGATTACACCACCAGCATAATTACCCAATGCAATGTTTTTCTCACCAGATGTTAATCCTGTTAATGCCTTACATCCCATTCCAATATTATTATCACCAGTTCCACCAGAACTAGCAGCATTACTTCCTGCCTCATTACCAATGAATATATTACAAGCACCAGTGGTTTGACATTTTGCTGAATTAGGACCCATAATAACGTTATGAGCACCAGTTGCCAGGCAACCTGCATACCTACCAAACATTACATTATAATTACCAGCTATACTAGTACCAGCACCAAATCCAATTGCAACATTATCATTACCAACCGTAGATGCAGATGCAGATGCTCCTCCAATATATACGTTTCTTTCAGAAGAAAGTAATGCTATTGCAGAACCACATCCTATCATAATATTCTGATTACCAGAAGTGATAACTTTACCAGCACAACTACCAATAGCAATATTACAACCACCAGTATTATCATTAACAGTAGAACTACCAAGTAATGTACATTGACCTAGAGCAATATTATGAGTACCAGTTTTCAGACACTTACCTGCTTGTTTACCCATCAAAATCGTATAGTCATTAGTTGTTCCACATCTTCCTGCTTCAGCACCTAGTTGAATAACATCCCTATTACATCCCTTTTCACCAGTATAATATCCAATCTTGATATTACATTGGCAGGAACCATTACATTTACCAGCATTATATCCACCAAAGAAGTTATAATTTCCACCCGTACCCATCATACCAGTATTCATTCCTAAGAATACATTATACCCACCTGAACCCTGATTTTGACCCGCACCACAACCAATCATGACACTATTATATGCACCAGTGCCACTTTTACCTGCATAATATCCAATGAAAACGTTGGCATCACCTGAATTTAATGACTTTCCTGCTCCATATCCTATGGCAACGTTATATTCAGTATCAGCATCAGAAGCAGCACCAGCATTAGTACCTGCATATAAGTTCTCTTCTGAGTCTGGTGAGAATCCAGCACCACCACCGTTGAGTTGGTTACCATCCTTATCATAGATGTTAAAGGAACTATCACCAGTAATCCAACGATCAGTTCCACGACCAATTGCAAATTGATTATCACCAGTATCTGATGCGGATGCAGCAGGGCCACCTCTAACTACACCAGTACCAAGAACGACATTACCAGTTCCTGTCGTGTTACAGCAACCAGCACAATTACCCATAAAGGTATTGAAATTACCAGTCGTGGTGTACATTCCTGCACCACATCCTAAGAATGCATTACAACTACCAGTGCTGATCTTATATCCAGCATTATGACCTATCACAGTATTAGTATTTCCTGTGTTATCAGCAAGAGTAGTACTACCTCTTAATGCCTCTCTACCAATAGCAATATTATTATTACCACTACACATGCATTTACCTGCATTCATACCAATGAATGCACCACCAGTACCAGTCATAACAGCAGCACCAGCACCATATCCAAGTGCAGTATTACAATTACCAGTTGTTACTTGCTGGCCAGCATTAACACCAATTGAAAGGTTACCAGAACCAGAAGTACCACAGGTACCTGCACAGTAACCGATCATAATATTCTCTTT